GCTGCGCGTCGGCAACGGGGCAGAGTCCATCGTTCTCGCCCGATTGTCACCATCGTGATTCACCGCGAAAAGGTACGGCGGCACCGCGATACCGTCACCCGTGCCCCCAGCTTGACGAGCCATCATCGGCGCGAGCGAATCCCACGCGCGATAGTAGGAATCAGGCTCACCGAAGCGCGGATGGCGAGGGTTTGCAGCATCCCACGTCTGCCCCGCATTCGCGACCACAGCAGGGCGCGCGAACATTCGCAGCCCGACTTCGATTCTGCGCATCGTCGCCGCGGCAAGTGGCCGGAGCCCGTGCTGCGCTCGATCGCCAATCCTGATGCCGAGATCAGACCAATCGATCACCGCAGCCGCGGGCAGAACGAATGGCTCCACGACCTGCAGAGCGTGCGCCCCGGCGTCGCAAACGTACACATACTGGGCGCCGTACTTCCCGACTCGGGGCGCACCATCAGGCGCAGCCTTCTTCCAATGCTGACGCGTCGAAACCACGCGATCGCACTGCGGGCAGAACGCCGGAGGTGACAGGTCGAGTCGCGGCTGACGAACTCCTTTCTTGGTGACCACGACGTAGATGCGATCGCGCCACTGCCCCGCAGGCGCATTGTTCTGCCCGTAGATGTGAGCTGCGTTTGCGTTCACAATCTTCCATTCGTAGCCGAGCGCCTCCCACATCCGGAGCCACGGATCAAACAACGGCCAAGCAGCAACCTCGACCACGTTCTCGATCACAACCACGTCAAACTGTCGAGCCTCAGCGGCTCGAATCGGGTCATACATCGTTGCCCTCGAACGCACGCCGGCAGCAGCAGGCAACGGATCGTCACCGAACAGCGTCGGCGCATTCTGAGCAACGCGCTTTCGCCCGCCCGCAGGAGAATGCCAGGTGCACTCGGGCGAAGCCCAGAGCATCGGCACCCACGGCAGGCGTCGCATGTCGTAGCCCGAGAGGTCGCCTTGAACATGGTCAGCGTCGGAGTGGTTGGCCGAATGCACCGCGATTGCGGTCTCCCAATGGTTGTAAGCAGTGACCAGCTCAAGACCGGCCTCAACAAGACCAGAAGAGGCGCCACCGAACCCAGCAAAGAAGTCGAGGAAAGCGATACTCACAGCGCATCACCCGCGTCCAGCGCACGCTGCTGCGCACTCTCCATCGCCGCGAAATGCGCATCCGCCTCAGCCGCCGCGGCGAGCGCACCAGCAAACCCACCACCATTGCCGCGCGCAGGCAACGGCTCGTCTTCCCACCGATCCTGATTCAGCCACGTCGACGCATGCGGAATGTACTTCCGATCAACACCCTTCGGCAGATTCGGATCATCCCGCAACCGCCGCGCACCTTCAAGGATTGGCGTCGGATTACCCACACGCTTCACCGCAGCACGAAACGCCTGCTCCGCACCACGCTTCCCGACCTTCTTCGGATAGCAAGACCAGAACGCCGAGAACGCACCATCGACCACCTGCACGCCGAGCACGGCAGGCTCCGCGCCCTTCGCCTGCTCCACGAAGTCCGTTGACTGCTCGTCATCAGCCGTAGGGGATATAGGGGTTATCTGATGGTTCTGATGGTTCTGATGGTTACCCGGCAAACGGCTGCCGGTAAGGTCGCCCATATTTGCCGGTAAGGTCGCCCCAATCTGCCGGTAACCATCTACCGGCAGATCCTGCCGGTAACCACGATTCAGCACGAACCGATCCGACGTGCGAACCCCATCCGCATAGCGCCGATCACGCCGAAAAAGTCCTCGATCTTCCATCGACCGCAACCGATCCCGCACAGTTCGCTCCGCGCAGCATGCCCGAGCCGCAAGCACCGCCTGCGACGGAAAACACGACCACGCCTCATCTGCATAATCGGCGAGCGCGACGAGCAGCAACCGCTCCACTGGCTGCAGCCCTTCAACTTGCCAAGCCCAATTCGTAGCCTCGTTGCTCATCGCTGTTCACCGCCAACGCCTGACAAATCGAGAACCGGCTGCGCAAACCGAGTGCGCAACGACAGCTCCAGAAACTCCGGGTTCAAATCAATTCCCACGTACCTTCTCCCTTCCTGAGTCGCAACCAGACCCGTCGTGCCTGACCCAGAAAACGGATCCAGCACCAGGTCCCCGCGACGCGAACCAGCCAGCACGCACGGGCGTACAAGCTCCGGCGGAAACACTGCGAAATGCGCCCCCTGAAATGGCTTCGACCCGATCTCCCACACCGTTCGCTTATTGCGTAGGCCATCCGCCCGCACATAGTCGGCACGTGATCGGCCAAGATCAGCTCGAGCGCCACCGTGCGTACCCTTGTTGGTCAAGACCTTGCGTCGCTGCAGATCCTCGATCGTTGAATCCAACACCGGCTCTGCGATCGCATCAGCGTCATAGAAGTACCGCCGAGACTTCGCAAAAAGAAACAAATACTCGTGTGCCTTCGTAGGCCGATCCTTCACAGACTCCGGCATCGGATTGGGCTTCGACCAGATAATGTCCGACCGCAACAACCATCCGTCCGCCTGCAACGCCAAAGCCACTCGCCAGGGAACTCCGAGCAGCTCCTTCGAGCGACCCGACTTCGCCCCCCTGCCAGCGCGCTGAGCAGCAGCCTGCCGCCCCGAGCACTCCCCTGACGATCCCTGCACACCACCGGGTGCCCCACCATACGAATCACCCAGGTTCAACCACAAAGTGCCGTCGTCAGCCAACGCATCACGAAGAACTCGAAAGACACGCACCAACCGATCGACATACTCATCGACAGTCGCTTCTGCTCCGAGCTGCCCGGCAACCCCATAGTCACGCAGTCCGAAATACGGAGGAGACGTGACAATCGTCTGCACTGAACCCGATTCCAGGTCAACACCAACGGCCTCAGCATCACCCGCAATGAGCGTGACAAGACCATCCGAATAGAACGACGACAGTTCGGTCATCACCCCCACCAACCTTTCTCTTCCTCAAAACTCCAAAGCACCCCGCCAGACGGGGCACACGCCCCACACCCAGCAACAGCACCAAAACCCGAATGCGACCAACACGCCTGCCCCAGAGCCCGCAACACACGACCCTCCCGATCCAGCAACGCCAGCCCGAACCTGTACAACCGCACCGGCACCGCGAACGGATCGCCGCTCGACGCGACCGAGAACCCCTCGATCTCGCCCCTGCCCGAATGCGCGACGCCGTGGCATCCATCCGCGTTACCGAACCCGCACAGCGCGATCGCGTTACCCGCGTCACCGGAGCCGCCCCGCGAGCGGTACAGGCGATGATGCAGCTCAAGCCGCACCCTCTTCCCGCACCGCTCGCAAGCGCCCGCGCAACGAGCCAGCACGAGCCGGCGCACCGCGGGCGAGAACTCCGAATCAGCCACGCCGACGAAAACCAACCTCGAAGCGCCACAGCTTGAGCAGCAGCACATAGCGCGACTCGACAAGCTGCCTCGGCCAGATCCAGTACCAGCCCGGATCCGCAGAACAGCTCCACACCACGCGACGACGCTGACACCAGCACCGCCCAAGGCAGAGTGCGGAAGGAGAATGCAACCCCAAAAGGTGAGCAAGAAATGACGCTCGCCACGGCATACGCATCAGAGAACCTCCGACGTGTGAAGCACCCGCAACGCCGAGAAACTCGCCAGAGCACCAGCAGACTCCTTGTCGACACGGATCCCAGCAGGCTCGATCACCTCGATCATCGCCCGCACGCCAACCGACACCCCGAACCCGAACAAGCAATCAGCACAGAGCAGATCCGCAGCATCAGCAGACGGAGCCAAACGCATCACCGGCACACCGTCGCACTCAGGAGCCGAACACACCATCGGCAGAGCCTCGGCAGCTACCGCCTCATCAACCTGCGCGCCGAGCGCATCCATTGAAGCACCCAGCTCACACATCTCGTGCACCGAGCCTCTCAGTGAGAGAAGCCGCCATGCCAAGACCAGCATCTCCTGTGACCTTGCCGAACACCGACAGTGCCGCGATCGCCCCCAGCTCGAAGAAATGCGCGGCGCAGAACACCGCTGGGAAGCCGTGCCCATCTATGTAGCCAACCGCACGCGCCGAGCACCCATTCTTCGAACACTCGCCGGTTTGCACCCCAGCCGCGCCAAGCGCACGAGCGCCCCGTTCGACCTCAGACCAGTCCGCCTGCTCATCAGGCTTCTCACCAGTAACCATTTCGCCGACTCCTTCACCATCAACCACACGATCGCCACCGCGACGACCGCCACCAACCACAGCGCCCATCAGGCACCACCCGAGAACCCGCGCGCATGCGCCTGATCCGCAGCACGCTCATCAGCACGACCCGTCCGCCATACCTCAACCTGCGTCTCGATCGTGTCGAGCATCTTGCGCAACGACTGCTCCCGCTTCTCAGCCAGCAGATACCGCAACTTGTGCTCATACGCTTCGACCTCGGCGAGCTTCTCCGCGAACGCCACAGACACCCGCTCACCACGCGCAGAACCCTCAGCGATCGCACGAGTAGACACACTCGCAACGAGATGCTCATAGTCGACCTTCGCCTTCGCGAACGCCACGCCAGCATCCTTCTGCGCCCAGTTGATATCCCAACGCATCGCCGTCAGCACAACGCCCTGCGCAGCACCCGCACCAAGCCGAAGCACGGTATTCACCAGCGCAACATGCAACTCATCATCCGGGTCAGGACTCATCAGGCCGATAGCTCGCAGCGACTCGAGCGCCCACTCCGGCAACGCCGCGGCACTCATCACGCGCCGCCAAGCTGCTCACGGCGAGCGAGAATCGCATCACCCAACGCAGTCGAACCATCAAGTACCAGGAAACCCAGCACCTGCTCGGACTCTGCCGCATCCCACACCGCGCGCAGCGCCTCAGTAGTTCCCGCACCCTCGACACGCAGCTCCCACGCCTTCGCATCAAACGCGGGCTCCTCGACCACCTCTGCATCAACAACATCCGACCCGTGCAGCTCGGAATCCGGAATGTTCGTGCTCAGCAGCGTGCCATCATCAGCCCGCTCGATATTCCCCTGCGCATCAATCACCGCCTCAACTCGAGGATCAAGACCTGGGTACTCGCTCGAAGACGGCGCCGCAGCAACAGCAGGCTGCGACGAGCGCGGAGCAGGAGCGCCGCCCGCCTGCTCCATCTCCTCCGTCGAATACAACCCCGACAGATCCTGCGGAAATGCCTTACGCAGCGCCAACATCTCAGCAACCTTCGCGATCATGACGTCCGGCATCTTCGCCCACATCGGAGAAAGAACCTTGTTCCCCGTCTTCTGGCGATCCACCCACTCGTCATTCATCACCACATACGACGCAAACCGCGCAACCGCGAACAACGGATCACGGAAACCACGCCGATACACACCAACACGAGCAGCAGCCGGCGGCGTCTCCGCCAGCCACACGTCAACCCACTTCTCACCGTCAGCCGTCCACTGCGCCGCAGTCTGACCCTCGTACTCACCGGAGCGCTCAGCCACCAGGCGCGCACCATCGATCGAGATCTGCACGCCCCACTTATTCCCGCGCTTGATGCAGTAGATCTGCCGAGCCACAGGGTCAAGCTGTGTCCGCTCGCACTGAGACAGAAACACCTCGATCGTGCCGCGATCAGCAGTCTCAACCCGCCCATTCCGCTCGATCGCAAGACCAAGCGTCATCGCAAGCGCCCGCTCACGCTCATCCCATTGCGTCCAATCAGACGACCGCGGGAGCACACCCACGCCCGTCGACTGAACAACCACCAATTCGCTCATTCGCTCTTCTCCTTCTTCGCGCGAGCAGCCGTCACCGTCAGCGACGCCTTACCCACCTGCTTCTCCTTCTTCAGATGACGAGCAGCCAGCTCGCCCCACGCCAGCTCCAACTCCGCCGCACGCTTCCGCGCGCGCTCGAGCTGCGCCCACTCCTTCGGATGAGCAGCCTCAGCAGCCTCTTGGTCGACCACATCAATCACGACCTCGGCGCCAGATATGAACCGCACCGACCCAGCAGCCGACTTCGCAGAGAAGTCACCATGCTTAGCCCCGATCGCCTGCAACCGAGCCCACGCAGTCTCCTTGCGCTTCTTGCCAGCCGCCTCATCGCCACGACCAGCAACAACCTCAGCAACCAAGCCCGCCGCCTCAGCTTCGATCAGCACCTGCGCCGCCATCGCCTCCGCATCCACGACCTGCTGCAGAGCATCCGTAACCTCAGCTACCGACTGCCCGCCAGCCGAAGCCGCCTGCACAGCAGCCCGTCGCATACGCTCCGCATCAACAACAGCGAGCGCCTCGTCAGCGAGCGTGATCATCTGCGCGATCGCCGCCTCATCACGCGCAACCCACACCGCCACCAACGGCTCCGCAGTTGGCCCCGTCTCGACCTTCCAAGTCGACCGGTCACGCAGATCCCAGCCAGACCAATCGTCGTTATGACGCTCGACCACATAGAGCACGCGAAGCGCCCCGGTGCAGTACATCTGCCACTGCATCTGCCACAGATAGCCCGCCTGATCGAACTTCGCCGAGCCAAGAGTCACATCGTTCTTCGACGTCTTGATCTCGGCGAGATCCAGCAGCCCATCAAAGTTCACCCCAGCGCCGTCCGGCGTCGCCGCATGCCGAGAGTTGCCCTCCGCATGCACCAACAGCCCGCAACCACGCAGCCCATACCTGCGCTCCAGCTCAGCCAGAATGAACGGCTCGCGCAGCTTCCCCCACTCCGTGAAGTGGTTGCCCGAGAACTTCGACCCGTCCAACTTCTCCGAAACCAGATCAGCAATCACTCGCTTGACCTGCGTCGGATTCCCCGACAGGTGCGCCTGCATCAGCAGCTTCGCCTCCGTCGCTGTCACACAGTTCGTGCGCGCCTCCAGCCAAGCCGCACGATCCTCGTCTGACCCCAGCGAGCGTGCCTTTAGCTCCGCAACAGCCATCGGAACTACCATCTCCGCGAATGCGCTCACTTCGAACCACCGACCTCAGCCCAGCGTGCAACCGTCGCCTTGCCAAGCGCTCGCAGGGCACGGTACTGGAGAACCCACTGCTCCTGAGTCGCCTCATTGCCATGCCACCACTGCCGGCGGCGCTTGACCTCCGCCATCAGCGTTCCGAGCTTGCCCGACCAGCAACCGACGTTCAGGCGATGCTTGCCGTTCTTCGTGCGAAACACCGTTGCCGAAACACCCTCAGATCCGATCTGCCCAACTGTGATGTAGTGCCAGGACTGGAGAATTTCTGCGTTGCCGTAGACCTGTGCGTTGCCGTAGACCCATGCGTTGCCGGAGACCTGTGCGTTGCCGTAGACCCATGCGTTGCCGGAGACCTGTGCGTTGCCGTAGACCTGTGCGTTGCCGGAGACCCATGCGTTGCCGGAGACCCGTGCGTTGCCGTTCTCCAGGCGCAGTGAGCCAACCCAACCGCCCAGATCACCCTTCTTGACAGAGGTGCCCGGAACGTCACGAATAGCCCGAATCTGATGAACCGTGTAGCCGAAGAGATTAACCTTCGACTTCCCCGTCAGCTCGTAGTAAAGCTCACTCATCTTCGTCACCGCCATCAGCGTCGACATCAGCCTCGGTATCTCCGTCGTCCTCAACGTCTGCGGGCTCGTCATCGTCAATGACCTCCGCATCCACCACCTCGGCCTCACCAGCGTTCGTGTTCCAATCCACGAGCAGACGATCCGCGAACGCAGCAAGCTCAGGATCGAACTGCGCAGCCTGATAATCACCAGGCGGCACCTCACCCCACTCCGAACGCAGCATCCGACGAGTGCGCAGACCCTCGAGATACGGCGAGCACAGACGCAGCTCAAACACACCCGGCTCCACGTCAACCACGCGGAAGAACATGCCCTCGCCCGACTCCAGCTCCAGCGGGCCGACCTCCACCGGCTCCCCAGGCGCCGACATATCGAACTGCTGCTGCCCCTCGCCACCGTTGCGCAGCGCCTCCAAAGCGAGCATCAGATCCGCCGCGGGAGACTCAAGATCGTGCCCAAGCGGCACCAACTCAATACGAGTGAACTTCACGGTAGGCACCGGATCGAGATCCGTTTTCGTCTTCACCGATTCCGTCACCACCACACCGACAACGAAATGCTTCTGCCCCGATGCCAGCGCCTTCGCGAGCTGCGACGCGTACGACACCAACCCATTCGACTTCGGCAAAGTGCCTGCAATATTGACCATTCTTTTCTTCCTTTCAACACCCCGCGAAACCGCGGGAAACCTTCAAAGCTCGCCGCGAACCGTCGCAGCAACCTCATCCATCCAGGGCTCGCTCGTCGCCTCGATCGGGAACCCCGCGAGCCTGAACCCAAGAGCCGCCAGCGCGATCGCGTCCGCCTCGTTGTCATTCGCAGGCGAGACCCCATACCGTGCGCTCACCGCGGCAACCACCTCTGCCTTCGAAGCGTTTCCGCGCCCCGTCGCGTACTTCGCCCGAGCAGTCGGCGAGACCTCCACCGCGCGCGACCCCTTCTCAGTCGCGAGATCCACGATCAGCCACCACAGCCCAGACCGCTCATGCCGCGACCCCTGGCTCCGTGAATACGCAGGCGCCTCGATCACCATCAGCGCGCCCGGAGTCAACCGCGCCAGTGCTGATCTCTTGATCCAGCTCAGACGCTTCATCCGTGCAGCGATCGACGGCGCAGAGGCCTTCGATTTCACGGTGAACGACTCCCACGAAACCGAACCGTCTTGGTGGCGAGTTGCGCAGGCGACACCTGTTCCGGTGAGCGATGGATCAACCCCGACGACCCTCATCGCTCAGTGCCCCCTTCAGGGAACTGCACGGGCGCATATAGCAGGCGCACCCGCCGACTCATGGCGAATACTGGCGCACCGTGACGCTCAGAATCACCTACTCGAACAAAACCGCCATCAGTGGATTGCCAATCATGCCTCGGATGTTGGAACTGCCATTCAGGTACACCGCCGAACTTCTGCCACACGCGCTGCTCGTACACCCCGAACACCTCTGCATCGGTCTCCGTCATGACCACGCTGCCAACTGGCAAAGCAGCCACCTCAGCGGGCTCGAGGAACGGATCAATCGAAGGCAGCCGTTCTGGCTTGGTGAGTGCGGCAGCGAGCCGGCTGATCAGATCTGCAGGTGCCGCTGCTGGCTTGACGCCCGCAGGCTCTGGCCAACGCTCAGCCTCAGCAATCAGATCGTGCAAGTTCGGAGTTGCGCCAGCGCGAGCCCTACGCTCATCACACGGCCACTCGGCATACACTTCCCAGTTGCTCGGCTCACGAGACGCGCCGCCGATCTCCTGGCAGTCGACGCACACCTCCATCTGAGAAGTTGGGCACGCCGACAGATCCTCAGGCTGACCATCCTCATCGCGGTGATCACACTCACCCTCGATGCAATCCATCGAGTAGGCGTCAAGCCGCACATGTTCCAAGTGCTCCGCGTAACGCTCGAACAAGGCATCAGCACGCTCTCTCGCAGCAACCAATGTCTTCTGACCAAGCTCGTAGCGCTGCTTCCACTGCGCCGAATCGGCGTCGAGCGCTCGCAGAGTGTGCTCGACCTCATATGTCTCATGTCGGTGATGGAAACTCACCGCCGTCGCTGACTCATGCTCGCCCGCCTGATCCCGGTACCACTGCCCCCAGCCGCAGTCCTTGCACAGATAGGTGAACCGCGGAATCGATGCAACGTGCTCGCGCTGATGCGTTTCGCACCAGAGCATCGGCTCACCGGAATGATCATGCTTTGTCCGCTCTGGAACGGCGGGAAGAACCGAGAGAGCAGCCTGCGCGAGCGCCTCCCCGAGATCGCCGCCGCCGAGCCCACCGTGATCATGCTCCGAAAGCACCTTCCGAAACACAGCCCCCAGATCAACAACACCAACCCCGGCCAACCACGACGACAACGGCACCGAGAACCACGGCAAACCGCTCCGCCACTCCTGCACAACCCAGCCACCCGAAGCGGCCTGCTTCAAATGCATCACCACATCCATCACGCAGCCCTCCCCGTCGCACCAACCGCGCCGGCACCCAACAGAGCGATCAGCGCGAGCACTGCAGCACCGTCAGCCCCGACCACGAGACCGAAAGCAGCGCGCAGCAAGAACACCGCGAGCGCCGCAACCGCGACCGCAAGAAGCAGCAACAACAGAACCAGCCGCGCCGCGCTCATCGCAGACCCCCCGGCTTTGCATCGCTCATCGCCGCCTCGGCGGCTTCGCGTGCGGCAAACACACGTGAGGCTCCATCCGCCCAGCGCGAGTCGCAGTAGTACAGGTTGTAAAGCGGTGCTGCTACCTTTGCCGCCCGCAAAATACGAGCTTCAAGATCACGAATCGCATCTATTCCCTGCGGGTGCCCAATGCGGAGCGCGCTCTCAAGCCGATCCAGTGCACGCAGCAAGGCCTTCCCAGGCTGAGAACCCGACTCAGAAAGAAGCTCCTCCAGCTCACGAATCCGCACTGCTTGAGCAGCAATCAGTCGCGCTTCCTGCTCTCGCAGATCCTTCGAGACCGACCCCGCGCTCACCGCTGCACCGCCCGCATACGACGCTCCAACAACGACACCGGACGTCGCACCGAATCCTGATGCACACACGGCTCATGATCAGCCCACGCCTCAGCACACGCCGGACGAACCGTCCAACGCCCGCCACGACCACGCTGCGACCCATGCATCTCACCCGACCTCAGAGCACGACGCACCGTCTCCGGATCCCGCTCGATCAACGCCCCGGCCTCCACCGGCGTCAACCGACGCTTGGACTCAAGCGCCTCATAGTCGAACTGCTCAGCGACTTTCCTTACTGCACCCATCTGCTTCTTTCCTTTCGAGAAATTCGTTCAGCGCCCGCTACTCCGCGAACACATCCAGCTCCAGCGGCGCCAGCAACAGCCCCCGCAACGCTTCAAGACCGCGCACCGTCACCCGCACTTGCGGCGGATCAACAACCCGCTCACGCGTCCTCGGGTGCTCATGCGACTGCGCACGATGTGCCAACAAACCGGCGTCAACCTTCGACTGGTACGCGACCCACGCACCGCCGCGGCGAAAGATCCACCCGAGCTGCGACAGCGACTCGAACAACCGCTGCGGCCCCGTCACGATCCCCGCACGAGCCAGCACCTTCGCCGCCTCACCGACCGAGTAATCGCCTGCCGCGTCGGCGAGCTGATCCCACGCATCCGCTTTCGGCTGTGCCACCGCGAGCGCGTCGAGAGCAGTCTGTGCAGCGAGCACGAGCGCACGGGCTCCAGAGACCGACGTCGGATCCAGTTGAGGCGCACCGTACGCACCGGTCTTGCGGATCGAAGGCAAAACCTCCGAAGTGATCCATCGGCGGAAACGAACTGCCTCCGGCTTATCCGAACGGATCACAACCTCGTACATCCCTGACTCGGAAACACTGGTCGCGCTCTGCTTGCGACCCATCGAATCGATGACCTCAGCCAGACTGAGGGCATCGTCGCCGACCGCTTCACGAACTCGGCGGGCAACTTCGGAGGGATTTCCAATTCCGAGCACCTTGCACAGATCGGCGAGAACAAACCATGGCTCACCGGACTCGAGCACCACGCGAACCTGCAGCGAATCAAACTCATACAGCTCGACAGCGCTCATGCTGCCACCTCGATCAGCTCGTCAAATGAGACCATCGGAAACGCGAGCTTGATGCGTGCGATCAATCCCGGCGAAGGCTTGGCTAGCCCCTGCTCTACTCGCCAGAGCGTAGATGGGGCAACTCCGATGCGAGTCGAAAGATCGCGCATCGAAGCGATCCCGTTGACCTCACAAAGCTGCTGAACCTTGTCCATTCGCAGCTTGAGCACTGGCTGACCTTGCATGTTCGCCACTCCTTTTCTAAGCGTGCAATAAACGTAAGCCTGTTCGACCGCGAGCGCAAGTTGAATTGCGTACGTGCAATTCTCTTGATGCGCAGCGCCGCCACACATTCCGCGGATTTACGCTGCTTTGCGCGCACGAATTATTGCGCGCACGCAACACCTGTAGTACGGTTCTGCTATGCGAAACAGAAACTGGTCGGCATTCGTGGACGCGCACTCGCGCAACGAAACGAATGCCGAGATTGCAAAGCGCCTCGGCATCGCACCCTCGAATATCACGCGATGGCGCACCGGCGCTAGCAATCCAGATCCGCAGAAGGCTGTCGACTTCGCCAACGCTTACAGCGTCAGCCCCCTTGCCGCACTTATCGCATCCGGCTATCTCAACCCAGATTCGCTCGACCAAGCCCTCATAGCGCCTGCCGACCTGAGCGAGATAAACACAGATCGTCTTCTGGATGAGGTACAGCGTCGGCTCGCAGAGCTACGCGATCAGTTCTACTTGCTCGGCGATAGCCCCGATCGGAAGGCGTTGGAGAGCCTGACCATCGCCCTCTTGAACCGGCACACCAGCCCGAATGTCGGAGGCTCCGAACAAGATGCAAATGTCCAATCACTCGCCGACCACAAAGCGAGCAAGATCGAAATCGGCTACGACCCCGACGACGCACAACTCATCGAGGAGTCACTAGCCGACCGCTACGCCGCCCTCGAAGCGGAAGACCCAGAGGCCGAACAAATCGCACCCGACACACCATAAGGAGCACACCATGCGCCAGAAGCTGCTCAGAGAAGCGCAGCGGGCAGGCGTAACGATCATCTACGGCAAACTGCCGCCCCCGCTTCGATCGTTCTACCGCCCCGCAAAGAACCTCATCGTTCTCACCCGCGGCCTTACCGAGCGACAGGAAATCGAAGCGATCGCCCACGAACTCGGCCACGCTCACCACGGCCACGACTGCACCAACAGCCGCACCGAAGCGCAAGCCTGGCGCTGGGCAGCAAACTTCACCGTTGAACCACGGGCATATGCGATCGCCGAGCAGATAAATCCCCATCCAGCGGCGATCGCGCTCGAACTTGAGCTAACCCCCCGACTCATCACTGAATGGCAGAAGCACATAGGCCGACGCCGCATAGAAAGGAAGGCCGCATGAGCAGCCAACATCTCAACGTTTACTCCCAGAAGGGTTGCCTCGGCTGCAAGCCCTGTGAGGGAGGCGGCGGAAACGTCGGGCGCAACACCGTGCTGTGGACGATCGGCATCTTCACCTGCGGCATCGGTCTCATCTTCCTGCCGTTCTTCAAGAAGTGCCAATTCTGTGGCCACAACGCATTCATGAACAAGCACGGGGCAACCGCACCCACCGCAGCGCCAGCAGCGATCTAGCCAGCAACACAAAAGAACGCCTCCAGCGCGCGCCCGTCGCCAAACAGAACGCGCGCCAGAGGCGCAGATCGACCCCAACCAAACAGAAGGAACCGACAATGAACACGCTACAGCAGCGCGCCCGAAACAAAGCAGAAGCCTGATGGCCTGGTCAGAGAAACTCGCATCAGGCCGCTACCGCGCAGGCTACCGAACACCCAAAGGCGAGAAACGGTACGTCGAGGGCACCTTCACCCAAGCGCGCGCAGCAGAGCGCGCCGGCGGCATCGCAGAACAGGAAACCCGCGCCCTCGGATGGCGTGACCCTCAAGCCGCAGCCCGCCCCTGGGGTGACTGGGCGAGCGAATGGATCGAGAAGCGCACCGTAGACGCCTCCACGCTTTACCGCGACCGCTCACGCCTCCGCCGCCTCATGAAGAAATGGGGAGACACCCCCATCCACGAAATCACCCGCCATGAAGTAAAAGCCTGGGCAGCAGAGATGCTCGCGGAAGATCTCGCGCCCGCTACCGTCACCCGCCACATCTCACTACTCAGCGCCTCACTCACCGGCGCAGCCGACGCAGAGATCATCCCAGCCAACCCAGCACTCCGTCTCAACCTCGGCCTCGTCTCAGCCGTCAACGAACGCACCCTTACTGAAGACGAGCAATATCGCCTATTCAGCGCGTTCGAGACGGACTTTGATCGTGCCCTCGTGGCAGTCCTACTGGGCTCCGGCTCCCGCTGGAGCGAAGCAATAGCGCTCGGAGACCAACACTTCGCTCTCGACGGCATCAGATACCGACGCGCCTGGGATGTAGCAAACAGGAAACTCAAGCCATACACGAAAGGCAAGAGACACCGCACCGTGCCGCTCGCACCGTGGCTGGACGAGATCACCCAACCACTTCGCAAAGCATGCCCCAAAGGCTTCATCTTCGCCGGGCCATCGGGAGACCCGATCGACTATTCAAATTGGCACCGCGACAGTTGGAAGCCAGCCGTTGAAGCAGCAGGGCTCAACGACGGCACCCATGACGACGACGCCACGATTCACACGCTTCGGCACACCTACGCCACCGAGCAGCTCGAAGATGGGCGGTCGATTGCCGAGATCGCAGACCTCCTAGGCCACGCCAGCCTAGCTATGGCCGAACGCTACGCGCACCGCCGCAAAGCCGTGAGCCCCGACGCCGCGCTCGCAGTTCGAGATCCCCGCAGCAAGCCTGCCGAGTCGCTACCGCGGAACGTGACCCGCGTCGACTTCGGCAAGGCTCGTGGCTGAGCTTGCCCCACGTTTGCCCCACACTGACCCGCGGATTAAATGACGAAAACCCCCTGGTTCAAAGAAACTAGCCTTTGACCAGGGGGTTTTCACCTTCCCAAAAGTGGGCCCGGCGGGGCTCGAACCCGCGACCCGCGGATTAAAAGTGAGATACCCCAAAGTGCGACGTAACGCGACGCCGTGCGGTGCCCCACGGCACAGTGCCACCCATCCGCAGACCGGAACCACTTGCAGCGTTTTCAGCGTGCGACGTGGGGCAACCTAGTACGACGTCGTGCGACTCGCGTCTGCCCCACTTTTGCCCCAGATTCAACTGCCGCTGCGCATCACCGCGCTCGACCACACCCACACCTCTACCGGCTTCATCTGCGGGTCAATCACCGCCCGAACCTTGACTGCTCGAGGCGTCCACTCGATCACCTCGGCCTCAACGTCGAGCGTCTCCGAATACTCGATCCGCACCGGAATCAGCGCGCGCACTTTCGTACCGTCACCCGGCACGGGCTCGCCGGTGAGCCTCACGGTATCGGGATCAATGGAGATAGGTTTCGGCTCTCGCTTCCACCTCTCGAGCATGGCGTCGAGATCGCGCCTGCCCTTCGCCGTCATGTCGCCAGATTTCGTGCGCCCACCCATTGCAGCGACCTCCAATCATTCGAAACTATGTTCGATGATAATCATCTACCCCCGACATTCAACCCCTAGCGAATCCCGGCACCACGCGCCTATGCTGTCGCCATGTGCGCTTCATACGGGCTCGGCGGCGGGCAGCGAGGAGAAGGCGAGAGCTTCGGGCTCGAGCCGATGGATCAGCGAGAGAACAAGCTCCTCCTCAACGAGTGGATCAGCGCGCGCAATGGCCGAGCCGCAATCACCGGACGCAAAGAGATCAATCTCAACCCCATCATCTTCGAGCGCGGCGGCGAGCGCAGCCTCGAACTCGCTTGGTGGTCCATCCCGCGACCAGGCGGTGACGGAGGCGCATTCAACTCTCGAGACGACACACTGCTGCGGTACTGGCGCAAGCCGTTTCAGCAGCGCGCACTTCTGCCTGCGACATGGTACGTCGAGAAGGGCAAGCGTTTCACCCTGCCCGGCGGGGAGCTGTTCGCGATCGCCTCGATCCTCTCTACCGTCACCGACAACTCAGGCGCTGAGCACATCGCCTACTCAATGGTGACCCGTGACGCGATCGGCGAGGCGCGCGGTGCTCACCCACGCATGCCTCTCACTTTGCCTGCCGAGATGCACGCCGAGTGGCTGAGCGGTGGGCGCGCAGGCGATGCCTCCCTCGTTGCCGAAGCGCAGCACGCGTCTGTCGCGCTGTCTGAGGCAATGACCGCTGAGCAGCCGGAGACGCTGTTTTGAGCGACCCGAGAGCACGCCCCGAGATTGTCGCAGAGCTGCGCGCCGAAATGCTCACCTACGCCGAGATAGGCGAGATCCTCGGCATCTCCAAGCAAGCCGCATGGGCAATCCTCCACCCGCCCGGCAAAGTCTCGCCAGAGCGCGCCGCCGAGCTTGAGGCGCTGCGCGCCGAATGGCGGCTCGAGCGCGAAACGCTCGATAGCCTAGACGAATGATTGCACGAGCCCTTGTCGCCCTTGGAGGCGCAGCTCTCTCCCGCGACGAACGCGCCGCGAGCGGCGTCGAAAGGCTCGAGCGGGCAACGTTCACCGGTACCGGCCAGGATTGGGAAGCCGCGAAAGCCGACGCGAGCGTACCAGAAGACGCTCTCATTCTCCACTGGACTCGAGAAGCCTAGAGACGAGAAAGCGCCCCACCCTCCACGAAGGAAGATGGGGCGCTCGAGCGGAATCTACGACCAATTGCCACGCCCTGGCCGCGCTGCGTTCCACGCGTCGACAGTTTCAGGTAGCCATCCCCGGTACTTGCCGATCATCGCGTCTGGCTCAGGCAGTTTGTACCTTGACAGCGTGCCCACCGCGACACCGATGCGCTCTGCAAACTCGGCCGCGCTGAGATAGACGGTCATCGCTTGCGCCCCTTGATCGGCGGAGCAAACGCGAACGCAGCGGCAGCAAATGCTACCGCTGCCGCCCACGGGTGTGTGCCAATGACCATGATGCCCGCGATAATCGCGAGCACTCCCGACATTGCTTTGATTGCGTAATTCATGATTCCTCTGAGAAAGTTGAGGGAGGAGCCGGAACCGGGGGTACTAGTTCTACTCCCGGCTCCGGCTCTTCCGCTACTTGAAGATTGCCACGAGACTTGCGATCAGGCTAGCAATTGCTGCGATAAGTGTCGCGATTGCGCTGATCTCCGCCGCCCGGCGATCTTGCTTTTTCTTTCTCATCCGTCACCTCCTTTCTGATATCCACTATACATGTAACCACATGTATTAGCAATTGGTTTCTTAACGCGGAAATCGGGGGCTCCGAAGCCATAAGACTTCGAAACCCCCACCACTCACGACCGAACGCCCCGAGCAGACTTCTGCGACACCGTACCGAACGGCGTCCACCGCGACAGCCAGTCATTCACAACAGGCAACGCCATAATCCGCGTCGCCGCAACACTCACCGCAGTCAGCAACGCCGCAGCGCCAAGCATCCACAGCCTGAACCCCGCGGGCAGATGCTCACCCAACTCCTCATCGAGAACCTCGATCACCGGCGGCAACACCACCACAAGAAACAAAAAAGCAGGCACACTTACCTGCAACGCAGTACGTCGCACACGCTCGCCGACATTAGACGGCGCCGGAACCAAAGCATGTTTCGCCAACACAATCACCCCCTCTACGCTTCTCGAACCGGCCAAGGGGAAGGCGGAGGGCCCTCACCGCGATAGATCTGCTCACGCAGCTCCGCAGCGTAGTTCTCCATCTGACGCGCATGCCCCGCAGCGGCGCGCGCCTCCCCCTCGGCCTCAACCACACGATCCTCAAGCTGATCCACACGCTGCCGCAACTCGCCAATCAACGCCAGCGCATTATCCGCACGATTTCTCCGGCCAGTAAGCACCAGCGCACCCCACGTCGCCGCAGAGCCCGCAGCAGCCGACACAAGCTCACTCCACCACGTCACTCGCGCCTCCGATCAGTGCGGCCATTCAGCGCCCCCACGCTGAGCAGCGCCGCAAGCAATGCCGCCCCGACCGCGACCGCCTTCAAGAGCAGCAACAACACCCAGCACATCACTTGCCGCAACGAAGGTCGTCCAGCGACTTCTCAAAGCGACGCACAATGTCTTCATCCTCAGCGATGAAATCGCCTGTTCCGAAAAGATCGGCCATCTTGTTGTTGAACGCAGTCGAGCGAGTCGTGTAGGTGAACTTGAATCCGTTGCCCCAACTGCCGATCACGACATACTGTTCACCTGTCTTGAGAGTGCAATACATAGCTTTCATTGGTACTTCTTCTTCCTGCCCTTCGGGCTTCGTGATCAGATTTGCGCGCACAAAGGCGCGCGGGTCCACAGTTGAACCCACATCGTTCGAACCGGTACCACCACCGCGATCGACGCTGCCCCGGTAGATCTCCCAATGGAGATGCACGCCATAGGCGATGCCGGTCATGCCCATCAGCCCGATGAGCGCGCCAAGCGTCACCGTGTCACCCTGCCTTAGAGCAGACCGCTCGGCGAGATGGCAGTACCGCACCCAAGTGCGCACTCCCCCGATGAGGCCAAGATCAACAAGCACTTGCCAGCCAGCCCAATCGATACGGTGCGACTCGACCACGACGCCGGCACCGATCGCACGCAGCTCACTGAAACCAACCGCGTCATCACCAGTGTGAAACGCACGCACACCCGGTGCCGACCACGGGCGCAGCGCATAAGCGTCCGTGCACGTTGGCTCCTCGAGCGTGCCATTCGGCCACACCAACCCGATCATGCCACTCCTCCCTTCAACGCCTGAACCGCAGAGAGAATCATCGGATCGCTGATCACAGCCTCGTCTCTCCCAGGCGCGGGATTCTCCGCAGCAAGCGCCGACGAATAGGCAGCATCCCAACCTGGCTCAGCGGAGAGCTGCCACATGCTCGCCGCCGACCATTCGAGCGGCTCCCCGATACCTTGAGTTGCCGCACACGCGGCCACCCGCCTTTGCAGCAGCGGATCCTGCGCCATATCCGCCTGAGTGGAATACGACATACGTCTCCTTTCATTAAGCCCAGCCGATCGGCACGATCGACAAAGTGGGATACGCGGTAGTTGAAATCTCGCCAGTGACCATCCGCATCCTTTTCAAACGAATCGTCGTGACCCCAGCGGGCAGCAAGAGCGTCTTGCCTCCATGCACATTCATCTCCAACGTGTTCCCTCTGCTATACGGAGTGTGCTCACCGAACACCCCTGTTGCATCAGGAGCGAGGCCGAGTCGATGGTGGACAGAACTCACGAACGCACCAGAGGTATCGGCACCGATCATCGTGTAGGAAGTGCCAGAGTTAGCGACCTGCGCCGAGTACGAAACACGAACGTAGATCGCCTGACCTGCTTCGAAATTGATCACCGGAATACTCGGCACATTCTCGAAGCTGCCCCCAACGGAACCCGTATTGCCAGGAGACCCGTTGAATGAAACAGTCTGCGGAAGCGGCAGCTTCGCCACTACCGGCGCACCGCCGCCACGACCAACAACAGTGACCCTCCGGTTCTGAATCGACACCTGAACCCGGTCGCCAACAACAAGCCCAGAAACAAGCGTCGCCGGCGTACCCAGCAGCGGCACAGGATCAGCGTCCAATTGCACCTGTAGCGGTGCCACTGCTGTCACCACAGCCCAACGCAGCACCGGCAATGAGTCCACCCGGCGCCCCAGACTCTCCAGCTCACCCAACACTCGGGAAAGATCAATCGCCACGATCAGATCTCCCGCCACTCAGCCTGACAATGCGCCGACGCCCCGAACCCATACTCCATGCGCAACACCGTGCAATCAGTCGCACCTCGGCCAAGCGGTCGGAACCGCACAACATCATTCGGATTGAGGGGCACGATCGCATGCTCAACCGTGATCTTCCCCACCGGCGACATTGCATCCAGCAGGCGCCGCTGAGCAAGCCGATCGAACACCGCCTGATCCTCACCTTCGACGCCCTCTTCGGTACGAGACACCCAGCGACCGCGCGCCTGAAAAGAGAACGGCGAACTCGGATCCTCATTCGTCGCTATTCCAACCAGGGCGGGCTCATCGTCCGAGCCTTGCCCAACCACAACAAACCGATTCGGCACACTCGATAGATCCTGCTCCCGAGTCCAATCAGGACGATGAATCGAATTCACCCCTGCAGCAAACTCAAACGCGACAGGACGCTCAGACGGAGCACGATAAGGCTCCACACGGAACTGCCCAGACCCATCCACCCACAACGACCAATACTCAGCCGCAGTCAGTAGATCGTTGACGATGGTGAGCTTGGATGTGCCCGCCTCCCACATCAAAGGATTCGCAGAAACCGCGGACGACGGAGTAGCCGCGATTCGCACCTCTCCCGTCGACCGAATCAAATTGACCGCCGTGGCAACCAACGGAGACCCTGCAGGCAGAGAGAACGACCCCTCCACCGCATCCTCGTCAATTACCGCAAGCTTGGTCAGCAGCGTGACTTCGAACCAACTGCGACCGCCACGCCGCCGCTCAGCAGGCGAAGACAACAGCATCGTCGCAACCGGCCAAGACGCAGCACCATCGATCCCAGGGTCATAGAGCACGCGAACGCGGTGACTGAGCCAGTCAACCGACTGCCCGCGCTCAGTCAGCGTCAGTGACCCCGAGCCGCCCAACCGCGAAAGCGCAGCCAACTCGATCTTGCAAGCAGAAACCCCGTCGAGATCATCCAAAGGAACATCGTGCCTATCCAACAGCTCGAACCGCCAGGAAGGCCGACGAGCACCAGACCAATCAACCATCCGACCTCACCAGCCTTCCCATCAATGCGACGACTCCTGCAACGAGAACGAGTACCCCCACACACCGGCCTGAGACTCGCGCGGCAGCGACACAGCAGACACCGAGCCATAGACGCGGCGACCATCAGGATCACGCAACATATGAATCGGGCTCGGATCCTGAACCACCGAAACGAGCCGATCGACGCCCGTGGTCGCCGCATCTCGATCCCGAGTGCGACCCGAGACCGCAATCACCCGAGAGAGATGCTCGCCCGCATACGGCACTCCCAGCTCGCGACCCTCGTACTCCTCAACCGACCGCTCACGACCACCCTCAATCGTCGGCTTCGGGTCATACGGCAACCGAGCAGTACGCCCGTAACCAATGCCAGCCGAAAGCCACCACGCCGGAGACTCCGCCAGCACCGGCAGCACCGCTTCACTGACCGCGCCCTCAAGGGTGAACGCAGTCAGACGATACGTCGTCACACCACGCGAAAGCGACTCCCAATCCATCAGAGTCATCTCATCCGGCGCATCGAGAGTCAGCATCTGCTCCCAGCCAACGCCTCCATCAATCGACCGCTCTAGCGTCAGTCGAATCGTCTCAGGCGCACCCTCGGCGGCACCTGGTCCGATCGACAACGACACACCGCCAGCCACCTCATCCCAGCTACCCTCAAGCGCCGGCAGCGCCGGAGGATAGAACGTAACCTCGAACACTGAGAGAGCCCAGGCCGACCACACCGTACCCGACGCTGCGCGCGCACGCACCGTCCACGACCCCTCCTGAATTCGTGTCGGAAAGGTAAACTCAGCCGAGGCACCAGAACCCGCTCGCGAGTCAACCAACGCCCCATCGCTATCGAGCAGCTCCACTTCCCACGACGACTGCGGGCGACCCTGCGCCTGCAGCCAGCTCCACCGTGCCGTCAAGATTGAAGAATCCCACGACACATCAGGTTGAGTCACCGCCACACCTGGACGCGTGATCACCGTAACAGTCGCGACCGCAGACCAATCTGACCAGTCCGCATGAGCACCCTTCGTGCGAACCTGCCATTCCCGAGCACCAACGACGAGCGTCACATCTCGGAAACTCGCGACCGTGCCTGAAAGAGTCGTCCATGCCCCCGCTGGCGCCCGATGTCGAAGCTCGTACGCAGTCTGCGCAGACGAATCCACCGCCGCATGAACCCACGAAAACCGCACCGGCACATCAGATGCCGACACCGAGCCATTCGGAGAAAGCCCAGTCGGCGGATTCGGGCGCGTGATTAGTTGCACGGTGTTCGATACCGGCGACCAGGCACCTTTCACCGCGTCGACAGCACCACGAACCCGGTAAGTATGAGGATTGGCAGGGTTTGGCCCCGCATGCATCCACGGCAGCGAGACACCATTTGCCACCACGACCCCAGAGTCTTCAATATCGAAGCTCGTCGCATGCGGAGGAAGACCGTTCGCCGTTACACGAATATCAAGACCAGAACGCTCCGCAAATACGCTCGCGGGCGCTGCAGGCGATGTGAACACGCCTGCTTCGTTCGACCAGCCTGATTGCCCCGCAGCGGCCAAACCGGCAACCCGATACTCGTACTTTCGGTTCGCCTCCGTGGTGGTATCACTGAAACTCGCGACATTCCCAGCAGGGCGCCCCACCTCCTGCCACACCCCACCATCGGTGCGACGATGCACAACCACACCGGTGTAAGTCGATGCACGACTCCAAGAGAGATTCTGCTGACTATCAGACACCCTTGCGACCACAAGCCCAGTAGGCGTCAGAGGAATCGCAGGAGGAGCGAAGTTGAGTGTCGCTACACCATCGCCCAACTCCCCATAAGAAGGGTTGTCTGCGAAATGCGCCTGCCACTCTCGAGACCCGCTGCCACCAACAGTGAGATACGACGAACCAAGCGTCAGCGAGGAGTAGTTGCGGAAATCGTACCCGCCTATGCTTCCGCCATCGATCGTATTCGCAGCCGGTGTGCGCACTGACCATGACGAAGATCCGCTCATCCACTTGCCCGAGCCGCTGCCCTTATAGATAACAAGTGAGTACGCGTAAGTCGTTGTGTTCGCGGCGATGTTCTGGCTATGAACCGTGACCGTCAGACGAAGAAAGTACCCGCTCGCAAGCCCGGCATCTGCATAGGCCATTCGTGCCTCCCTAACCTCGAACACTCGGAATCATCCGTCGATACCGGAGCCCGCGAAACTACCTCGCGAGCCCCAGCCTCGACGTCGCCGCACCCACACCGAACGGCGCCAACGCAGCATCAATCTGCTCCTCGATGAGAAGCGTGAACGGATTGCCATCGATCGAAGCCCGCACCGCGAGACCCGCCAACGACACCTCGACCGGCGACGAAGCCATCACACCAGCCCGAGCAGCCGCAGCGGCCGCAAGGCCAGCGCCCTCAAACACCCGAGCAGCTACCGGGATCTCAACAGGCTCCAGCCCGTCGAATGCCGACCTCGTAGCCTCAACCAGCCGCCCCGCCGCCGAAGCGACGCGAGACTGCGAGCCATCCAAGCCACCCGCGAGACCCTGCCCCACCTGATCACCGATCGTCCGGAACACACGCGAAGGCGACTTGATGCCGAGCAGGCTCTTAGCCCAATCGATCGCACCACTCACCACACCGCCAATAGCGTCCAACACCATCGGAGCAGCGTTCATGATGCCATTGACCAGACCACGAATCAGATCGAAACCGGCTTGTACGAGCTGCGGAATCGCCCGAATAAGGGCACCCACAATCTGCGGAATCATCCCGATCACCGCCGAGATGATCTGAGGCAAGGCCTGCAGCAGGCCAGTTATCAGCCCAAGAAAAAGCTGAATCGCGCCAGTGATCATCAACGGAATCTGCGAGATCAACGCCGTGATCAACTGCGGTATCGCCTCGATAATCGCAACAACGATCTGCGGCAGCGCCTGCAGAAGACCCATGACCAAACCCAAGAACAACTCGAGCGCACCCAAGATGAGCTGCGGCAGCATCGACAGCAATCCGCCGATCAGCACAGGCACCATATCGATCACCGCAGTAAGCAACATCGGGATCAATGTGACCAACGCCTGCAGCAACCCCATGAAGAGCTGCAGCCCACCCTGAATAATGAGCGGCAAAGCCGTCACAATCGCAGTCACGATCTGCGGCACCGCGGCAATCACCGCCGAAACAATCGCCGGGATCGCTACCGTCGCCGCCTGCACCAGGCCGAGCAGTAGCTGAACGCCAGTCTGCAATAGAACAGGAATCGCGCTCACGAGCGCTTGCACAATCGCAGGCACCAGCGAGATCACCGAAGTCACGATCACCGGGATCGCCGACGACGCAGCCTGCACCATGCCGATAAGCAGTTGCCGCATACCTTCGAGAAGCACCGGAGCATTCGCCACCAGATTCGCTGCGATCGTCGGTACAAGTTCAGCAAGCAGCCCAGGCAACGTCTGAGCGAGGCTCGAGAACCCCGACGACAATGCACCGACCAGACCCATCACCGCGCCAGCGAAAGCATCAGGGCTCAACCCCAGCATCGCCACCAGGCCACCCGCAGCGAGCAACGGAGCCAGGCCACCAACCAGGCTCGACCCGAGCCCCGCAAGCATCGGCCCGATCACCGGCAGTGACCCCAAGAACGACCCCATCAGAGGAATCACTGCAAGAGCCGCGGCACCAAACAGCGGCGCCAGCTCCTTCACCCGATCCACAATCCCCGCGAGAGCAGAATTGCCCTCAGCCGAACCAGACGTGATCAACTCACGGAATGCACGCACACGCTCAGTAAGCTGATTGATCCACTCGATCGCCGGACCCACCTGATCAAGCCCAAGAGCCTGCTTGATCGGCGCAACGAGCGCAATCGCGAGATTCATGATCTCGCGCACACCATCCGCAACAGCCTTCACACCAGGGAAGGACTCAGCCAACAGCACCTCGCCGAACCGACTGAAAGACGAACGCATTTTGACCAGCGAAGCCTCGGTAGTTTCGCCGACTTCCTCAGCCATGCGCTCGATAGCGCCGCCCAAGTGCTCAACGATCACATCCGAAGTGATCTTGCCCTCGGTCGCGAGCTTCTTGACCTCCTCGACAGAGAGACCCATCTTCTCCGCAAGAGTCGTCCAAACCGGAATGTTCCGGTTTGCGAGCTGCTGCAGCTCCTCACGGACAGGCCCACCTGCAGAGGTGACGATCTTGCCCATGATCTCGTTGATCTCATTCAACGGCGCGTTTGCCGCCGTCGCCGCATTCTTCAAGAACCCCATGTAGGAGTTGAGCTGCTGACCTGGCTTGATGCCCGCAATCAATGCTTGCGCCGCAGCGTTGCCCATCTCGCCGACCGTGTAGATCGTGCCTTGCACCGAGTCCTTCACGTCTGCCATGACAGAGTTGACAACACCAGCCTCGATCCCGAAGCCGCGCATTCGCGCCGTAGCGTTCTCCACACTCGCGAGCCGATCGAAACCACCTTTGAGCGACGCGATCAGACCAGCAACCGCTCCTGTACCAATGGCGCCGAGCACATTCGAGAATGCGCTCCCGATCGCCGACGCCGCCGACCCAGCAGCAGCCACAGCAGCTCGAAACCCCGCACCAAGTCGCTCAGCAACCTGCTGCCCCACCTGCCCCATCGCCCCGACAATGGTGCGACCAGCCGAAACCGCAGATGAACCGATCTGACCCAGAAGCGCGCCCGCAGGTCGCAACGGCTCCAAGAACTTCGCCGCAACATCACGCACCTGCGACAGGCCAGCCTGCACCGGCGCGAGCGAGCGCGCCGCAACACCTCCGAGCGAACCCATCAGACCCGTGAAAGATGAGCCCGCCGCATTCGCATCACGAAACCCCGCGGCGAAGCGAGCCGTCGCCGACCCAACAACACCACCAAGCGTGCCCATACGCCCAGTCAGTGCCGAACCAGCAGCATCCGCCGACCGCAGCCCCGCCACAAAGTTCGCGATTGGAGCGATCGATGGCTGCAACGCACCCCGCAAAGCCCCGCCGAGCGACCCCGCGACACCAGTCAGACCGGACGCCGCCGAGCGAGCATCCAGAAACCCTGCTCGAAAGTTCGTGAGCGCCATCGACCCGGCCTCAACCGCGGCCACCAGCGGGCCCGACACCATGCGCGCCAAGCCACCCGCGGCACCCGCGGCACCAGTGAATGCAGACTCAGCCGCCTTCGAGTCACGGAACCCCGCAACAAAGTCAGCCACAACTTGCTTTGCCGATCCCAGCACCCCAGACAGGCGAGAAACCGCCGAGCCCGAACGCTCCAACAACGCAGCAAGATCAGCCTTCGCCGACGCCAGCCGCGTAGTCGCCGCAGCCAGTTTCTCTGACTGCAGCTCCTGCGCTCGCTGCACCGAAGCAAGCCGTTCCTCGGCTCGAATGACCTGCGACGATCCCTCACCAAACTTCGCCCGCGCCTCCGCAAGTTGCGCCTCAGCAACCCGCACACGACCAGCCGCATCCGCCTCAGACAAACGAGCCCGAGACAATACCTGCGACGCCGCACGCACCTCACGCTCAACCGCTTTCAAAGCGGGAGCGACACTCACCGACTGCTTGAAGGCCGACGAGAAGCCCCGTCCGGTATCCCGGCCAGCTTTCGCGCCGCCAGCTCCCATCGCCTTCGAAAACCCGCGCGCGCCCTCAGCGCCAGACGCATTCGCCTCGCTAACAACCGCACGCCGAAAACCACGAAAAGAGGGAATGACTGCGAAATGTCCAGATCCAACTTCGTACGATCCAGACATGGCGCAGCCACCCCCTCAACTCACCCGCGAATAGCCGACCGCGCAGCGAGGTACTCCTCAGCCACACGCCGCTCCTCCGCGGTAACCACCTCGTCAGCACCAGAGGCCGACCACGGGAACGGCACCACCGGCGCCCGCCCCTTCTTTTCATCCGTATGCACAGACAGGAACGCCGCATAATGCAGCGCCCCCACAAGCTCGCCGTACGACGCAGGCCACGCCCACCCCGCCAAGCTCGCGAAAATATGCGACCCCATATCGAGCCGCAGACGATTCACAAAGGCGATCGCCTCGCCCCACGAGAACTCGACTCCCACCGCATCCCACGACAAGCCCAGACGTGCGCGGAAATCGAACCGCAGCGCGTCACCGTGCTCATCGCTCAGCGTTAGGAGCCCGAAGATTCCCCCGGCGTTGCCTTGTGCTTCACCTGAAACTCAGTGAAGTACGCCTCAACCAGTTCGCCAGTCTCCTCGAACCACTGCTCATCGATCGCAGCGATCGACTCCTGATCACCAACACCATCGAGCAGCGCGAACAACTGATCCAGCTCCTCGGCGCCCCCGTCCTTCTCAAGACGCATTATTGTGCGCAGCAGCTTCGTCTTGATTCGCAGCGGGATCCTGATCGGATCCGCCGACCCATCACCGAGCCACACGAACACGTCATCCACGACCTGATACCGCGGCGCATTCTTCGACGCCGGCACCGGCGCTTTCTTCGCCGCTGGCTTCTTCGCCGGAGCGGTCTTCGCAGTTGTCTTCGTTGTCAAATCTCAGCCCTTACCTTTCAACCTGGGGAAATGGGAAGTGGGCGGCGCGCCCAGAACACGCCACCCACTCATCGCTCCGACCTACGGAGCTTCCGGCTCCGCCGGGATCACCCACTCGCCGAAGTGCCCGCCACCAACCGCCGCAGAGCGCTCGATCTTGAACGTCACCTCGTACGAGAGAACAGCGCCGCGCTCATGCTTCGCCTCAGCCACCGCCTGAACAGTGACCAGGCCAGCCACACGGCGACGAATGCGAAGATCCTTGAACAGCTCCTCAGTGAAGAGCACATAGCGCGTCGCATGCCCGCCGCCGTCGAACGAGATATACCCGTTCGCATCAGGCTTCTTGCCCGAGATCACCTCACGCACCCACGGATCGGTCTGCGCGAGCGTCATCACGCAAGTCACATTCGCGAGGCCAGTCGGAACCGAATATCCGTCCTCGTAGAACTTGAGCGGATCACCATCCGCCTCCCACGCCCACTGAGGTCCACCGTCCTCGGTGCGAAGACCCAGACCCTTGTACAACGGATCAAGCACGAGATCTCGCGCCGCACCCGCCGCCGGGGCAGGCACCGCAGTACCAAACGGAGCGAGAGCAGCCGTGCCCGTCAGGACAATGCCGACAGCTCCCAGATCGTTACCGTTCTCATCGACAGCCACAGCCGCCTCCAATCACTCCAAAAGAAAAGCCCCCAGCGGGTGCTGGAGGCTGAAAGAAAAACCACGCTCAGACGAGCTGGCTCCCCACTACGGCAATATCGAACGTCGATAGCCGTCGCGCTCGAGGATGATCCTCGAGAACGCTCATCGGGCCGCGAGACGCGAGCACCCGCGCAACAGGATTTCCCTGCTCAGCCCGCGCACAATCGCGGATCAGCGCGTGCACAAGCCGCGCGAGATCCCCGCACTCCTTCGGCGCTTCTTTCGAGCCCGCAAGCGTCGAAACACGCACCGACGCATCAGCCAGCAAAAGCTCCCGGTCAGTCGCCCCTGAGTCGCCGATCACCACCAGGCGCTTCGGAAAGTCTTCTGAGGCGGCGTCCGGCTCGCGGTTCGAGACCACAACGCCACTCGCAAACGGTTCAGGTCGCGCTTCGAGCTGCTCATAGAGCCAGTCAACGAGCCACTCCGTCAGATCAGGCATGATCACCGCAGTCATCGAGACACCGCCCTACCAGCACGCTGCAAATTCCCTGTCTTCGCCTCAACCAGAAGCGACTTCGGATCACGAGCGACAATCCGGGCAACAGTGCGACCACTCCCACGGCGCACCTCGACACCGATCCCTCGCTGATAGTCGCCGGTATCCACAGGTGCAGTTGATCGGGCAACAGCCGCCCCATCCTCCGCGATACCCGTCACCGCGGCCTCCACCTCAGCAGACCGCCCAAGAGCTTCGAAGAACTGCGAAGGGATCTCAATGTCTTCCATCCCAGCCATCAGCCCCGTGCCCCTCTCAACGGCACCTCGAGAAGAGGCGCGTACCCCGTGAATGGATTGCGCGGCGTGAACGGCACAAGCTCAATCACGAACTCAGGCTCGAGCGCCATTGGATCTCGAGATATCCCATCGCCCTTCCGCACATCAGCCCCTGCTTCAACGCGCAACGTTGCTGATGTAAGCGATCCGACCCGATCGTCACCACCAATCGGAGACACCGAGACCTCATCAACCCAAGCACCCTCAAGCACAGACGTCGCCGCCGACTCCCACGAACCCGGCACCGTCGCCGGTCTGCCACGGGTGTACGGATCCACAACTGCGGAGCGGCGAAACAGCTTCACCGAGCCATCAAGCTCCATCAGCCATCACCTCCGGCCACACCCTCGAAACCACGCCAGGCTTCGGGAAACGACCAACAGGCAACCCGGCGGGCGACTTACAGCCCGCACACAATGCCGCAAGCGAGTTGCGGTCATCATCAGAAAACCAAGATCCCGAATCGCCATAGTCGACCGATGCCGAACCGGCGCGCTGCGCCTTCACCGTGGCCGACCCGCGCGAACGCGCGAACTTCGCCACGCCCCGGAGAACCGACACGGCTCGCTCGCGGCGCGGATCTCCCTCCAAGTCTTTCGGGAAAGAATCGATGCAGGGAGCGATCGCGACCGCCGCCGAAATCACCTGATTCGCCAGATCTCCCGGCACACCAGGCAGGTCAGACGCTTCGATCACGATCGCCCCCTCTCATCACTTGGCTGCTTTGGCCGCGGTAGCCTTCGCGGCGGCGGCTTCATCAGCCTTCGCCTTCTCCGCGGCAGCAGCCTCGGCAGCAGCTTCCGCTTCCACCTTTGCAGCGGCCTCCGCTTCGGCCTTGGCTGCAGCAGCAGCCGCATCAGCCTCAGCCTCAGCCTTGGCCTTTGCCTCAGCAGCAGCGCGAGCAGCGGCATCAACAGCCGGCGCACGCTCCGCCACCTTCGAGATCAGGTCGACCTCCAGCAGATGCTTCACCGACACGGCATCGGCCTGCGACGCATCGAACACGGCACCCTTGTACAGATACCGCTCCGAACCATCGAGCACACGCACCACGGCCACATAGCCCGTGACCTTGTACTTGCCCTTGCCAGGCTTCACTTCGCTCACGGTGCCAGCCCCGATCCGGTCAGGCGCGCGCCCGCCATCGGCTCGACAACGATCGGCACCGTGACACGGCGACCGCGAAGCAGCCACCCGTCCTTCTCGCCGCCGTCCTTTCGGATACTCGACGCCTCAACGCCGGTATTCCCTGCAGGAGCGAACTCCGGGCTCACGAGCTTCTCGTCAGCCATGCCGCCGAGCTGCTCCACATCGAAGAGCCACGGATCAGTTCCGGTGATGTTCGGCGACGTCACCCAAGTGACACCGAGAGCTTCCACCGGCAGCGAGCCCGAGAGCACAATGTTTGCCTGCTCGCGCGGCAGTGCCTTGTCATCGACCAGCATGGCGATAACCTGAGCAAACTGATCGCCCGTCAGACCCACGACATCAAGCTCGAGGCCGGTCGCGAGATCCGCGCGCTCATTCTGTGCCTTGAGAATGTGGCGCATCGCAGCACCAGCCGAATCCCACGCACCACCGGGTGCAGTCACGGTCGAGGTCACACGCGATGCGATGACACCCATCGCAGTACGGTCGACGTGGCGGATGATCGTGTTACCCACGCGGCGGAGGCCAGTATTCACATACTGAGCGCCCTGACGAGTGACCTTCTCATCGGTGAGCAGAAGCCCCTGGCCCCACTTGACAGTGCGAGCCGCAGAGGCGGCGCCCTCGTCCAGAGAAGTCAGCGAGTATTCGCCGCCAGGCTCAATCGCCTCAGGCTCATCCTCGGTGTACAGCGACTCAGTGCCGGTCTCGTAGAAAACGCCGCCGCCAGCCGCATCGTAGCGACCCTGCAGCAGGAAGTCCGCAAGGAACTTCTCACCAGTCAGCTCAGCCAGGCGCCGAGCAATCAGCGTCTTACTCTTGAGGAGGAGCTGTAGATCCTCAGGAGATACCGCACCCTGCGGGTGCTTGATCGGGTAAGTGAAACTCATAACCCGCCCCTCTCTAAATCGTGCGAACCTCGACCTCTTCGCCGACCGCAGCCGACGTGAGGGCGAGACCCGCCTTGTTCGAGCCAGCAGCCGACGCCTTACCGTCAGCCGCAGCAGATACCGAGCCGCCCGCAGCAATCGCGTCTGCAGCGATCAGACGATGCACTGCGGAGCCGAACACGAGAACCGACTCACCGGCCTTCGTGTCGCGAGCGGCAACGCCAGCAATCGAGTCCGAGTCAGCCGCCGCGTGTGCAACCATGCGATCGCCACTCACCTCGACCAGACGACCACCGATCACATCAGCCGAAGCAGTGAACGTCACCGCCGCGCCCGGCGCAAACTTGGGCACATAGTCACCCATCACTGACCCCCTTCGCTCTTGCCAAAGATGCGGTTGTACGTCGCATCATCTGCGCTCGCCTCCGCATCCGACAAACCAAGCTCCGACACCGGAATAGTGTTCGGAGTAAGAGAATTCAGCAGCGCAATCGCGCCCGCCTCGTTCTGCTCAAGTTGCGCCATCCAGGTCGCCTTCGCAGCAGGAGCCACGCGCCCAGTGCGCACCGCATCAGCGAAAGCCGCCTCCCGGCGCTCTGCAGCAGCAGTTGCCTCGAGCTGACCCACACGAGCAGCGACACCGCGCAGCTCAGCCAGAGTTGCCGAGTCGATAATCTCCATGCCCGCCGGCAGCGCCGAAGCAACAGGCGCAGCAGCCGAAGTCGCCTCAGCGCCCTCGCCACCCTCACCCCCGCCTTCGCCCTCTTCCTCGGACTCCTCCACGCCGAGCGCCTCATCCAGCGCATCCAGCAGCTCCTCGTCAGTCACCTCAGCCGCATCGACCTCGAGACGTTCCGCAAGAGCTTCCCGCAGTTCGTCATACGTCACCGCGTTCTCCTTACTAGTCATGGTCGACCCACCTGAGGCCGAACCTCCCACACCGCCGAGCACCGGCGCCGGAGCCGCAGCACGACCCTGATACCGGAACTTCGACAGATCAAACGCGCGAGCAGACGCCAAAGCCTTCGGCTTCATGTCCGCCCACGTCGTCGCCAGACCCGCCTCAACCGCCTCCTCAGCGGTGAACCACGTCTCAGCGAACATTCGCTCGCGCCACTCCTCAGAAGTGCCGCCAGCGCGAGCCGCGTACGCGTCCGCATACGAGCCCGAAAGTTTGTCGAGCATCTCCGCGACCTTCAACAGCTCCGACGCCGGGCCACCCGCAAACGAAGAAGCCTCATGGATCATGAACTGCGCGCCACGGTTCATCACGATCTCGTCACCAGCCATCGCGATCACCGAAGCTGCCGACGCCGCCAAAGCGTCAACCTCAATGACGACCTTCGCCGGGTGCCGACGCAGTGCGTTCATCATCGCGAGACCATCGAACGCATCACCGCCAGGCGAATTGAGCAGTACACGCAACTCATCGACCTCGAGTCCGCGGATCGACTGCGCGAACGCTGCCGCCGTCGTACCCCAGAACCCGATCTCGTCATAGATCTCGACCTCAGCGACCGTCGCATCATCTGCAGAGGCTCGCACCTCGCAAAAGGTGCGCCCTTCGGCCACTGAGAACTGCGCAACCACACTCATACCGACACCACCTCTCCCTTTGCCGCGGCGATTCTGGCCTCAGCACTTTGCAAATCATCCACAGCCGGAACGTCGATCTCGGCGTCAGGAACACGCTGAGTATCCGGCGCATCGCCGATCAATTGGCCTCCAGCGCGACGAACCAAATCACGCGCCTCATCCTGATTGAGCACTACCTTGTCCGTAGCCAGATAGACCTTCTGAGCTGCCGTTGCAGCGAACAAGGCTTGTTCCGCATCCGAAGCAACGCCGTTCGCTTCAACGGACTCGCCGCGCCCCGAAGCAGCGTCGAAAGCAGGCAGACCCCAACGCGCGCGGACATGCGCCTCCAGCTCGTCATCAGGACGAATCGCCCCGGACTCGATCAGCGCACGAATCGCCTCAGCCGTCACCGGCATCTCCGCACCAATCGGCTCGCACTCAAGCCGCGGCGCAGGCACGTCAGCGCCGAAGTTCAAATCAACGAGATCCTCGACCACGTGCTGCTGCGAGACAGTAGATATCGATCGCGCAACCGCGTTGAGCGAACCCGTGAAAAAGTCCGCAAAAGTCGACCCGAGCGCCCACGATCCCGTCTCAGTGCCGAGATTCAGGAAGTGAGCGAGCACCGCTCGCGCAATCTGCTCGTCGTGATAGCGAATCGGCTTGTCCGTGTCGGGCAGCTTGCCCGTCACCCCGATCAGCTCAAGCTTCGAGCCTGCAGGGATCGACGCACCAGCAGTCTCGCCCGCACGAAACCCGCGGGCGAGCGCCAACCCCGAGTCCTTCTCAGACTCTCGCCACCGCTCAACATCAGCCGCAGCCATCCGAGCCTTGCCCTCAGGCAGCGGCGCACCCGTATACACCGGCACACCGAGACCATTTCTGTCAACGGTGAGCGCCTGAGTGCGCAGAATGCGATCCTTCAGCAACCAGTTCTTGTACGCCGTGCGAAGCACAGACCGGCCGACCCAGTTACCGCCCTCTCGCTCGTTCACATACGCAACAAGCCGATTGACTCCAAGCAGAGGATCGACACCGTACTGTCTGATGCCGACGAGACCGCCGTCGCGCGCAACCTCGATCTTCGAGATTGACCGCGGAGGTCGCCAGGCAAGCTTCCGCAGCCGGTACAGTGCGGCAGCTTCATCGAAGCGGTACACCTGCTCGAAGAACGAATGCCCGTACACCAGCGACAGCAGCGCCAAGCGCAAATGCTCATCCCAGGAAAAGCGATCCCGCGCCCGCGCAGGCTGCTTGAACTCTTGCCCCTTGATCGGCAGACCCAGATCCTCCGAGACCAGAGCCGCAACCCGCGGATCAACACCCTCGCAATCGAGCTGCCACTTCCCCGCACGAATCGGAAGAGTCACCGCACGCAGCACCGACCCAACCTGCGAATCCTCAGAACGCATCTGATCAAACACATCAATCGAATGCGGGTGCTGCAGATCCGGATTCTTCTCCGCCGGATCTGTCGCGAAGTGCGCCCAACCCGGCAACTCGACCTGATACCCAAGCTCAGCCATCGCACCTCCTCACATCAGAAAGAAGCGACAGCGAGATTCACCTCGCTACCGCCCCGCTCGTGCTCGACCAGCAACACACCTGCCGCCGGCGGCGGAGGCGGCGCCTCATCAAGCTCCGGCAAATGCTCTAGCGCCCACAGCGCCTCGGCCTCAGCAATCAGCGGCGACACATCGACCGGCGAATTTGCGCGATCGAAGACCATGACCTCGTTCAAGTGCTTCGCCATGCCGCCCTCGACCGCGATGCGCAACGACTCTTGACCCAAATGCCGCAGCGTGCCTGCTTGCACACGATCCCTGACCCCGCCTGCAACCGCACCAAGTGCTGGACCGACGATCTCAAGCACCTCGAGCGTCAACAGTTGCTCATCAACCAGCTCACGCAGCTTCTCCGCGAACTCGCCCGCCGCGCAACCACGCCCCTGCACCGCAACCGCGGCCACACCCCATTCGGTGTGCAACCAGGCAACAGCAGCAGGCACCCAAAGCATGCCCGCACGAGAAGCAACCAGCTCGACATGCACAAGACCGTCCTCGCGGAAACCAGCAACCGCGATATGCGACCGCTGACGATCATGCGAAACGTCAACAGCGCACGCCACCGGGCGCGACCAATCAATCTTCGAAGCCGCATCCGCCAGCTCAGCGAACATCGTCGGATCGATATGCGGCTCAACACGAGCCGTCACCCACTGGCACAACACCTCAGTGCGGTAACCCGCCTCAGTCATCGCAGGCGGCATATCCGAAAGGATCGCCTCAACCGTCAGCTCGCCGTGCCCCACAGACGGATTCGCCTGCAGGATCGCCTCAACGTCATCCAGCTCGCACCCATCAGGCGCCGACCATTCGAACAACCCAAGCGACACATCATTCTGGTTCGCGTAATCCTCAGCCGACATGATGCCGGACTCGACATACTCTTCCCAGCGCGCCACCGACTTCAGACCGACACCACGCTGAGCGATCAGCACAACCGCATTCGGATCACCAGCATTCGAGATCGCCCAGAGCTGCCCCAAGTTGCCGAAGCTCTTCAGCGTCTGCGACACCGCATTCCACGCTCGCCACGTCGTCTGCTCACGAGTCTCATCCATAAGCACCCGCGCAGCCGGCTTGCCACGAGTGTTACCCGCGGCACGAATCTCATAATGCGCACGATTGCGGCACACGATCGACTCCTTGCCGTTCGTGTCCACCACCTTTGCCGTCCGCTTCTGCAGCGCGGCGATCGCGAGATCCGCCTCCTCCTCCGTCTCCGGTTTCGGATCAGCCCACAACTTCACGCCAGCCCACGGCTCCCGAGCAATATCGAGATTCTGCGCAACACCAACGACCTTGAATCGCACCGGAGGCAGTCGTTTCGGATTCCGCTTCGAATCCTTGAACAACCACCAAGCAGTCAACACCGAGCCCAGCAGCGTCTTCCCGTTCTGGCGAGCAACAAGCACCACCACACGGCGAAACCGATAATCACCACTCGGCAACAGCTCAAGCGCATGAATCAGTAACCACTTCTGCCACGGATACAACACGATCCCAAGCACTGTGAGCGCAAACTCAATCACCTCAAACCCGAGCGACGTCTCAGGCGTCAACTCACGCAGCGGCTTCGTCCAAATCCGCGGCTCCTCGCTGCCAAACAGCACCTCAGCCACGAACACCCCCACTCACCTAGTCGTCAAAAAACGACTCAGCCGGATCCTCAGGCTCAGGCTCATCTCGCGCAGCACTCGCCCCGCCATCGCCCTCAACTCGAGGCAACAACCGCGCCGACTCAACACGCTCAGCAGCCCGCTGCAAATCCTTCAACGCCGACTGATACCCGCGCAGCAAATTCACCGCAGCATCATCACCAGCCGAATCCATCCGACGCGCAAAATCACGCGCCAACTCCACCACCGCAGCATCACGACCAGCCTCATCAAGATCCACCGACCTCAACATGCGATTCACCGCAACCAAATGCCTACGCGACGCCACCAACCTCACCGACCCTTCGAGAAAAACACCCAACCCATCCGGGGAGGGAGGAAGCCCCGCGGCGGTGGGTGGGGGCTAGTTGGGGTTGTGTGGATTTTTTGTGACCCCCTCGGGGTTTGGGTGCGGGTCGGGCTTCTGTGTGGTGGCCTGTTCGGGCGTGGGCGCCTCTATGGGCGCCTCTACGGTGTGGGGTATGTGTACTCGTATGTGGGTACCACCTGTGGGGTTGATCGTGTGGCGTGCATGCTTCACCGCGTCTGGGCTCACCCCGTGCTCAGTGATCAGGAGGTTCGCTGTGCGTCCGCGAACTCCGTTGCCGCGCTCGCTCGTTACGTAGATGATCCTGTTGCCTTCGAGGAGTGCGCGCTGCTTGCCGTTCGTGCGCCGCACCTCCACGATCTGGAGGAGCCCCGTGTCGATGATGTGCTGCAGGATCTCCACCCCCGACTCCTGAGAGCAACCGAGAACGATCACCCTCGAGCCTGGAGCTAGTCCGGCGATGATCCCCGCCGCCTGCTCCGCATTGAACGTGTATGCAACCATCTGCAGACCCCTTTCCGTTGATCAACAAACCGCAGCTTCCGAGACCTGCAACCTTTGCCTAGAGTTGCAAGATGAGCCCAGAGAAACAGAAGCGCTTCCTCGATGCACTGACTTGGTATCTCGAGATCATGCGCACGCAGAGAGACGAGCTACGCGCCTATGGCAAAGCGAACCCGGCTGATCGAGGGCTCGGCAATCCAGATGATCACGGCCACTTCGCAAGAGTCGCAATCTGGTACGCCACACTGTATGCCGTCTATGAAGGATGGTGCGAGCTGGGCATCGAAGACAAAGACGTGGATCTCCTCTCGATCTCACACCCCGACTTAATCGAAAAGCTCAAGCTCTTCCGAAACAAGACCTTCCACGTACACCACACCTACCCGAGCCCCAAGCATCTCGCCCTGATCAACGACGACAACTCCGTCTCGTTCGCCTATGCCCTGACAGATGCTCTGACCTGGGCGATCGGAAGAGCCAAGAAGACTCTGACCGCGCCAGCTTGATCCGTGGCGGCGACAGGATTCGAACCTGCGACCTCGGGCACATGAAGCCCGCGAGCTACCGAACTGCTCCACACCGCTATGCGCTCGCCGCGAGATCATCCCCCTCCGCGAGCACTCGGCCGCGCCCAGCACCGCAACGTCTTGCAGCACCCGCGAACACCGAGCACAGTCGCCGCACCAGGCAAACCCCAGAACGACGACCACCCCTCACCCCACGAGCAAGGGAAACCTATTTGCCGAAACCGGCGAACCAATCCTCCGAAGTACGATCGACCTCAACCACCGGCGGCGCATTGCCGCGCACCTGATTGCAGCGCCGATGCGACGCACGAAAGTTCGACGGATCCTCCGCCAACTCCGGATGTGTAGACACCGGGTAGTAATGATCCAGCTCGAACGCATCCTCTTCGTACTGCCCCGCCGAGTAGTCAATCGGAAACGGGCACAGCCAACAGCGCGCATCCTCAGCCCAGCAATCCTGCTTGAACTGCTCACGCAAAAGTTGGTAGCGACGCGAAGAGCGGTGATGAGATGACAACCGCACCACCGCCCTTCACGCTCCAACCGCACCGAAGGAAACCCCACCCTATCGACGCACCCCAGGCAGGTCAGGGCGAAAGACGGTAATAGCAGAAACCGCGCGTCTACGACAAACACCCCCATGCATTCGCATGAGGGTGTTTGATCGCTAGTTTCATAGTGGACTATGCCAACACTCGCCACCTAGCGCGACACGCCGAGCTTGCGCGCCCTTCTCCTTTCCGCCGGAGTCATGCCGCCAATGACACCGTATTGCGTTGAGTATCCGACCGCGTACTCCGCGCACTGCTCAAGCACAGGGCACCGTTGACAAGCCACCGCCGCTTCGAGCGATCGCCCCGGATCAAACCAGAGATCCGGATCAGTCTGCGAACAGAGCGCATCCTGCATCCAGTCATGCTTACCAACGTCGACGCCGTAAGGCTCGCTCACGGGTCAAGCTCGCAATCGGCCAGATGCTCGCGCTGCAGCCTCGCAGCCTCCCGCTCATCTTCCGTCCGACCGAAGAACGACCCGCACCTCGAACACCACAACCGCATCATCGCGCTACCCCCTTCGCCTCACCGCAGCCTCCAGCCGCAACCCACTCTCGCCACGCGCGCCGATACTGCTCATCCGTGACCACAGCGCCCGACTCGCCCGCACGAGCCGCCCGAGCCCGACGAAACCCAGCCGCCGGATTCGCCAACGACTTCCACCGCTTCCACGCCAGCACATGATCCAGCCGCGCAAAGAGGCGCCCGCCCTCGACCACGACATGCATTCCCTCGGCACGCCACCGATTCAGCGTGCGCAGCGGCACGTCAGCCTGCTTTGCCAGAGCCCTAAATGCCAATTTGCTCAAGAAGATCCCTCCACTCCGTCTCAAACACCCACCTGCAGCCAGTGCAAGCCACCACCGGATCCCGACCATGCGTCCACGTCACCCGCACCGCTTTCAGTTCGCACACCGGGCAATATCGCGGCTTCTGGACTACCACACGCTCCTCGTCGCGCGGGAACCTGTTGAGTGCAACGCGAACGCCCTTCGCAATGTCTTCGTAGAATGCGATCGCGGCCTCGCGAGCGACGATCGCATCCCAATGCCGACGAATCCACCAGTTCCACTCCTCGAGCACGACAGCAACCGCATCGGCATCCGTGCCCGCTTTCACTCCAGCCAGATCCCGAGATGACCCCGCCGCACCCTCAAGCTGACGAGGCACCTCAACGCGCAACTCAGATCCCCAGAACACGCACCAGCCGCCAAGCAAGTTCACGAGCGCATCACACGTCTCGAACGCGACCACGTTGAACGGCAGATCGGGCATCCGAGACCCGCTGACTCTCTCACCGCTGCCCGACGCCGCTTGACCGGGAATGAGAGCGAGCCGCGCGCGCGCCGCGACGTCGGCAATGTCGCCTAACCTCCACCTGAGACGCGCGAGGCAGCGCACGCAGAGCACAGCCCCCGCCTCAGCGATTGCCGGGATATCTTGAGCATCTTCGATCCCTACCGAGACGACGCATCCGCGCGCGCATTCTCGCACCTCAGTCACACTCATTTCGGCACCTTGCTTTTGAATATCGGCACCGATCGCCCCGAATCCTTCCGCGTGCGCACTGTCGCCAACAATGCCGCCCACAGAATCGCGAGCACAACGAGTACCACCAGGACGACAGCGCAGAGCGCACCCCATCCGAGCACCAACAACACCAAATCCCACGGGTTCATCTCGAACCGCCTTCCTCGAAACCTCGCCTAAATGCCTCGACAAACGAAGCCACCGCATCATTTAGGGAACGCGCCAGGCGCCCTAGCAGCTCACCAGAGACTGCATAACGTTCACGCGTCAGACGCTCACGCATCACCTCAGGATGTTCACGCATGCCGGAAGCGACTTCACTCCACTCCATCGGCGTCAGCTCGCGAATTCGCCTCTCGGCTTCCCCCACACCACGCTCCACAGCAGCTCGCACCCGACGTTGAGCGGCCATGAACTCCTTTGAAACGTCCATCAGAACGGCTGCTCATCTTCGAAGCCACCCCAGCTCGCCTGCGTCGACTGCTGAGCCGACGCCCCAGGTGCTGCCGTCTGCTGCTGGGCAGGCGCCGACTGTTGAGGCGCTCCCGACTGAGCTTGCTGCTGAGGCTGACCCCAAGAACCTCCCTGCGGACTCCCCGCAGGCTGCCCCCACGACTGCTGCGGCTGCGGCGCATCCCAGCCACCTCCAGCCGGGCGCGCACCGCCGCGCTCGTTCTTCACCGGCTGCGCGGTCGCCCACTCAAGGCACGGCGCGATCGACTCAATCTGCAGTCGGTTCGACACACCCGACCCGTTGCGACCCTCATACGCTTCCAGGCGCAGCTTGCCGACAACCTCAACGCGAGCACCCTTCCCAAGCGACGCAAGCACGTTGTCGACACGGCGATCACCAGGCCAACGCTCCCAGAGCGACCCATCGAGCCACATCGTCTCCGAATCGACGTGCTCATCACCCCGTTTCACCCGAGCAGAGTGTGCCAGGCCAACCCCGAGCACTCGCTTATCGCCGACCGTACGGATCTCCACGTCGCGCGTGATCGTGCCCGTGAACCGTACATCCATTTCGTTCGCCATCACTGGCCCCTTTCATTCAGTAGCGCCGTGGGAGACCACGGCATTTCAACAGCCCGAGCGAAACGCCCCTCCCACTGGAGAGTCACCTCGCCCGAGCGCCCGTGGCGGTTCTTCGCCACGATGACCTTCAACTTCGAGGAGGCATGCTCCTCATTTCGGTGCAGCAACAGCACCACCGATGCGTCCTGCTCCAACGAACCCGACTCACGCAAATCCGAGATCATCGGCTCGCCGCCCTTACGCTCCGTCGATTTGCGACTCAACTGCGACAGCGCCAGAACTGGGATCTGCAACTCGCGAGCCAGCAGCTTCAATGACCGAGAAAACTCACTCACCTCAAGCTGACGGTTCTCCGCCTTTCCGCTGCCGCCCAGCAGTTGCAAGTAGTCCACGACCAACAGCCCCAGACCACCCTCGCGATGCAAAGTGCGCGCATAGGACATGACCTGCGCCAGCGACGCTGCACCATCAAAGAACGACAGCCGCATCGAAGCAATCCGCTCCCGAGCAACATCGAGGCGCTCCCACTCCGACGCAGAGATCCGCGAATCCAGCACACTCGCCAGATGCACCGACGACTCAGCCGAAAGTAAACGCTTCTCCAGCTCCCCCGCACTCATCTCAAGCGAGGCAAACCCGACTGTTATCCCGCGCGCAGCCAGCGCCGCGGCAACGTTGAGCGCTACCACCGACTTACCGATGCCAGGCCGCGCTCCTAGCACGTAGAGATCGCCAGGCCGAAAACCACCGATGAAGTTGTCGAGCACACCCCACCCAGTCGGTTCAACCTGCACCAGCCCGCCAGCTAGCTCTGTCCACAACCCAGCAAGATCGTCGCCAACCCAGCCGAGCGTCCGATTCACGCGAGGCGAAACACTGTCCACTTCCGCACGCGCCGACTCCACCAACGCGTCAACATCGCTGACTGCGCCCGCCGACGCCTCAACGATCCTCACGCCTGCAGCCATCAGGCGACGAGCGATTGCACGATCCTTCACGATCTCGGCGTAGTAGTTCACGTTCGCCGCTGTGGGCACCTCGCCGGCAAGCTGATGCAACAACATCGGCCCACCGATTCGCGCGAGATCTCCGCGGCGCTGCAACTCGTCGCTGACAGTGATCGGATCGACGGGCTCAAGCCGAGTGAGCAAGCCCCGGATCGCTTCGAAAATCACTTCATGCTTCGGCACGTAGAAGTCCGACGCGACGAGCGTCTCGACGGCGATCTCGGCTGCAGTCTTTGCGAGCATTGCCGCGCCGAGCACCGACGCTTCGGCGTGCTCATCGCGAGGCTCGCGATCCCACTGAGATTCATGCTCCGGCACTCGACGCCCCCTCACCGCGCACCAGCGCTTCAAGTTCTGACCGAGGCATCACGCGTAGCGCCTCTTCGGTTAGACCGCGCTCGGCCAGCCATCGCTCTCGAGACAGCTCGTCGCCCGTCAATCTCGCCGGTTTCGCGCGCTCGAGGAGATCTCCCGGCTGCAGCATTCGCGCGCCCCCTTGCGAGTAGTGCTCGCGTATCGCGCCGAGCGCAGTATCAAACTCGAGCCCGCCGATTACCGCGTGCCATTCCTCGGCGACGACCACTGCCCCACCGTCTCGCAACAGCGACCCGACACGCGGATCAAGCGCAGCAGCCTTGACGAGCAACAGATTCACTTCACGCGGCGTCATACTGAAAACACCTCCTTGATTTCTTCGCCGATCCAGTGCGCAGCGTTTACCGGCACCGCGTTCCCGGCGCCCTTCGTCGTCTCGGATTTGTTCGCGGCGCTCGTGTCGTAGTCCTCCGCAAACCGTTGCGCGCGCAAATGCTCGCGCGGCCCGACCATTCGGAATCTGACATCTTCGAGCTCGAACGGCAGCTCACCTTCAAACCGTGCACTCGGACGCTTTCTCTCGGGCACCACGAGCGAGATGTTCGGCGAAGTGACCACAACAGGCATTGGCTCAGAAAGTGACTTATTCATGTGTTCGATGCGTGCATAGTCGAGACCGCCATGATGCTTCGAAAGAAACGCACCCGGCGGCACCGCGAGCCCGTGATGATTCCCGCCGGCGGTGACAGTCGAAAGCGCTTCTTGCTCGATGCCGCGTGCGCTGCCAGTTCCGTACAGTTCGGCCATGAACGGCGGAACGATCACCGAGTGGTGTGAGCCTGCGGCGACAACAGTTCCTAGAGGCGTGCGATCTGCATCGAGATTGCGGCGCTCATCCCCCGCTTTCGCCCCGTAGTGCTGCGAAAGGAACGGCGGGAACACGA